TCCGAATAACAGATACAAATCTATGTCACGGATGCTGGAACGAACCTCAGTTCACTTTCGATAAAGGAGATTGGAACTGGTGTCCTAAGCATAAAAATACAGAAAGACACTTTGAATGTCATCGGAAAATATCTTCAAAAACAGTTATAGAAAAGGTTAAAACGTTACTATGAAGAGTATAAACTTATTTGTACCACACTTCCGTAAAGAAGAAATAACTGAGCATATTAATGAATGTCTAGACAAGGGATGGACAGGACTTGGATATAAGACCCTCGAGATAGAAAACGAATGGAAAAAATATACTAAACTACCTCACGCTCACTTCTTAAACTCTAGCACTTCAGGCCTACACTTAGCAGTTAAAATCTTAAAGGATGTAAATAAGTGGAGAGAAGGAGATGAGATTATCACTACACCCCTTACCTTCGTTTCTACCAATCACGCTATACTATACGAAAGGTTAAAACCTGTATTTGCAGACGTAGACGAGTATTTATGCCTCGATCCAAAATCAGTAGAGAGTAGAATTACAAAAAAAACTCGCGCAGTAATGTTTGTAGGTATTGGAGGTAATGTTGGACAATTTAATAAAATAGTTGAATTATGTGAAAAGCACAGACTTAAGCTTATCTTAGATGCTGCACACATGGCCGGCACTCAGATTATAACTTCGTTCGGACAAGGCACTTATAATGAACATCCGTCGAGCAGGGCTGACGTAACGGTATTTAGTTTTCAAGCAGTAAAGAACCTGCCGACAGCAGATTCAGGTATGATCTGTTTTAAGAACGAAGATTACGATGCTTTAGCTCGTAAATTGTCTTGGCTCGGAATCGATAAAGATACTTACAATAGGACTACAGATAAAGGTACTTACAGGTGGGAATACGATCTAATAGATGCAGGATTTAAGTACCACGGTAACTCTATTGTAGCTTCGATGGCACTTGTTGGTCTAAAGTATCTAGAAGAAGATAACGAGAGAAGACGGGAAATCTGTAAGATGTATGATTCTTACTTTAAAGGAACTTCCATTAAGACTATAAAGATGTCTAAAGATACAGCTGTCGCTTCGAGACACTTATATCAAATAACAGTACCTAGCCGGAATAAGATAATGGAATACCTAAACACGCAAGGTATCTACCCAGGGGTGCATTATAGAGATAACACGCACTATGAAATTTATAACTATGCTCACGGTACGTGTCCTGTATCACATACCGTTTCTGAAGAATTAATCTCACTCCCTTTACATATGAAACTAACAAACGACGATGTAAAGTATGTAGCAGAGAAAGTAATTGAAGGATATAATTTATTCATATGATAATTAGAGAATTTCAAGAAGGAGACATTCACAAAGGGTTACTAGAAACCTATCAGGAGGTTTGGAAAATAGACGAAATATCAGAAACTGCTCTTCATAATTTTTTAGCTACAGACAACTACATGGTAGTAGCTGAGGAAGAAGGGGAAGTTATAGGAACTGCCACTCTTCACTTTCAGAGAAAGTTAATTAGGAACGGAGGTACAGCTGCTTTTATTGAAGATGTAGCAGTAAAAGAGAAATGTCGTGGTCGCGGCATTGGTGCTAAACTAATAGAATATCTTGTAGAAGAAGCTAAAAACTCTGGATGTTATAAAGTAGTATTAACCTGCTTTCCAGAAAGAGTAGCCTTTTACGAAAGGTGCGGATTTAAACAAGAATCAATAGCAATGAGATACTACCTATGAGATCATGTTTTGTAGTTAATTACTGGGCTGATACTGAAGAGAAGGTACAAATGGTGATTAACTGTGTTAAACAGTTAAAAAAAACAGGACGAGACATTATATACACCTCTCTATGTCCTATTGATAAAAGAATATCTGATGAAACTAGTTTTTCTATTTTTAGTAACAGTAATGAACTAATTACGTTAACTGACTTGTTAGATACCGACATTAACTTAACCAATACAGTTAGCTACGACTCACTCACCTTTAGATTTTTTTCAATTCCGTTAAACTGGAAAGGAGTTTCATACTCAATGTCAAAACCGCTCCTCGCTAATATTAAAATGCTAAAGAGTTTAGATTTCACTCACGTTCATTATGTAAACGGTGATAACATAATATCAGATAGCGAGTTGGAAGTTTTTAATATAATAGAGAGTACATGTACTTTACTAAACAAAAAAGCATATTTCGAAGACATATCAGAAAAGTTTAGCAAAGCATATAGCGGTCTTTACTTCTATTCAGATATTGATTTTTTTATATCAAACTTCACAACACCTGCAACAAAAAAAGACCATATAAAACAATATACTATAGAAGACGGAATACTTTGTTTTGAACAAATACTACACTACCATTTTAAAGGTCAAGAGAAATACCTACTACTTGGGAATAATGATTCTTGGGAATTTGGACCACTAATACTCTTTAAAAGCTCAGATATAGACATTGTAAAAAGTTTTAACAGTGATGATAATTATCATATTATTCCTTTAGAACTAACGCAAGGTGTTATAGAAGCTGATTACGTATTTGTTATATCGAAAGAAACGAATCATTTTAAAATCTATATAGACGATGAATTCGAAGAAGGAGTAGTAGCAGGTAATGGATTTATATACTTTAAGACAAACAAAAAACAATTTCACTTAAAAGTATTAAAAAACGATATAGTAAATTTCGAAGAAACAATAACAGAGGAAAGATTAAAACGAATTCACTCATATTCTTTTTTTGATGCATATAAACGAAACATATGAAAATAGAAGTATCGTTAGGAGAAGTAGTTGATAAACTTACCATCCTAGACATTAAACGAAACAAAATTACAGATCCGGAAAAACTAGAGAATGTAAAGAGAGAATACGACTACCTATCGGCTGAATTAGCAAATACCGGTTTCTATCAAGATAACCCCTACTACAAGGAGCTGTACGAAGTTAATTTAAGTTTATGGAATATTGAAGATGATATAAGAGAGCTTGAAAGCATAAAACGCTTTGAAGGCCGTTTTATTGATTTAGCCAGGAAAGTCTATATAACAAACGATAAAAGAGCTGCTATTAAGCGTCAAATTAACATAGAATATAAATCTACGTTTGTTGAAGAAAAATCTTACAATCAGTATTAGTTCTGAAGAATTTAGATATATTTATATAAAAACGCCATGTCTTTATTTTTAATCCCCGTAGCAATAGTAGCAGTCTCTGCTCTAGCTTTTTTAGCAGTTCGCAAATTCGGTAAATCTAAAGTCGAGCCTGTAGCTGAGGTTGAAAATGAGCCTTTAGGTTACGAAGCAGCTCCAGCTACTGCAGTAGAACATATTAAGCCTAAGAAAGTAGAAACGAAGAAAGTTTCCAAGAATGCGCCTAAAAACAAATCTCTAGCTAAAATAGAGGCTAAACCTAAAAAAGCAGTCAAAGCTAAGAAATAAACTATATTAATCATTAGAAACACAAGTTTATGCCCAATTCAGTTTTATCCCAAGAAGAACTACAGCAAGTTAAGGAGATTAGAAAACAAACGTTAGAACTAGTTTCCGCTCTAGGAGAGCTGAGCTATCAAGAAGTTCTTGTTAGTATTGAAAAAAACAGACTTACCGAAGCTGTAAAAAACGTACGGGAAGCAGAACGTAGTTTATTAGACGAATTCGGCAAGAAATACGGAGATGGAATTATCGACTTAGAAACAGGTGAGATTCAATCTAGACCGTAAATTGGTTTTGCCAGTACTACTTGATATTTATTATCAGAAATAAAATACAAAAATGGCAGAAGCATTAATTTCACCGGGCGTTTTTCTTAGAGAAAACGACCAATCCCAAATAACCGCAGGTCCAATAACAGTGGGTGCAGCCTTAGTGGGCCCTACTGTTGTCGGTAGAAAAGACATTCCAACGCTTGTAACTTCTTATTCGCAGTATAAAGCTAAATTCGGTACTACCTTCGTTTCTGGAGGTAATACTCACGAATATATGACTTCGCAAGCTGCGTATAATTACTTTCAGCAAGGAGGTACTTCCTTACTAGTAACAAGAGTAGCTAGCGGATCTTACACTTCAGCTACTGCTTCCGTTGCTAATAACATTGCAGCTGTAGTCGGTGCTTCTGCAAACGCCTCTTTTAGCGTATCAAGCTTTACAGCAGCACAAACTGGATCAGGAGTTGCTATTGCATTCATCGATCCTAGTAACAATTATATCTATTTGTACGGTGCAGAGTGGGGCGGCGATTACAACTACTACTGGGATACTTTAGATTACGGCTATTTTAGTCCAAATTTAGGAAACTCCTACACTTTAGGTCAGTGGACTGCTTCTTTGATTTCATTTGCTAATAGCATACCGGAGTTAGGCTTAACCCTATCTTCTGTAGGATCTAATATTGTTATAAGCGGATCTGCTGCTAAAAATGGATCTAAAGTATACACTAATTTATGGATCGGATCTCCATCAGGCTCCGGTACTTTACAGGCTACTTTAGGCGGCGGTACTGCTTCAACTTTAGGAAGTGCTTTCGAACTTGAAACCATCTCTGTAGGTACCATAATGAATAATGACCAAGGAGCAGCTTCTGCAACTAATGGTATTCTTCCTTCTGGTTCTACTAACAATATTAGATGGCAGGTTACTCAAGCAGATACAGCTTCTGGACTTTTCACTTTACTAATTAGAGCTGGCAACGATTATACCAGTAATCAAAGTGTACTTGAAACATGGACTAACCTTTCTCTTGATCCAAACCAGAACAACTACATTGCTTATGTAATCGGTGATCAGGTTGAAACAGTTAGATACGATAGTACAGGGCAGGCTTACCTCCAGGTAACTGGAAGCTACCCTAATACTTCAAACTACGTAAGAGTTAAGGCTGTAAACTATCCAACTCCGAACTACTTAAATCCACAAGGACAGGCTTACTCACAGTATACAGCTTCAATTCCGATTAACGGAAGTGGATCACTAAACGGTGCATTTGGAGGTGCTAGCGGACCTTTATTTGGATGTGACGGGTTAGCTCCTTTGAATCTTTTCGAAGAAATTCCAACAGTAGCATCTGTTGCAACATCTCCAAATACAAATATTCAAGGAGTATTTGCAGGTGACTACGACACTGCTATCAACCTTCTTGCAAATCAAGATTCCTACGTATACAATTCAATCTACACTCCAGGCCTTACTAATCAAAACGGCACTAGCCAGGTTAGCGCACTTCTTTCGACAGTAGCTAATCGCGGGGATGCTATTGCAGTAGTTGATATGGTAGGATATGGTCAGCAAGCTAACGCGGTAACTGTAGCAGCACAGTCTTACGATAACTCCTACGGAGCCACTTACTGGCCATGGGTACAGGTTCGGTCTAACGAAACCGGCAGATTACACTTCGTACCAGCTTCTGTAGTAATTCCGGGAGTGTACGAGTACAACGATAAGGTATCAGCCGAATGGTTTGCACCAGCAGGTTTGAATCGCGGCGGTCTACCTACTGTAATTCAACCTGAACAGAGATTGACCGTATCTCAGCGTAACACACTGTATAACGCTAAGGTTAATCCAATCGCAGTATTCCCAGGTCAAGGCACGGTAGTGTATGGACAGAAGACCTTACAAGCTCGTGCTTCTGCACTTGATAGAGTAAACGTACGTCGTCTATTGATCGCCTTGAAAGGATACATTGGTCAGATTGCACAGACTCTAGTATTCGAGCAAAACACCGCAGTTACTCGTAATAAATTCTTATCTCAGGTTAACCCTTACCTCGAGTACGTACAGCAGCGTCAAGGTCTTTATGCCTTCCGCGTTGTAATGGACGATACGAATAATACACCGGATGTAATCGATAGAAACTTACTTGTAGGTGCTATTTATCTACAGCCAACTAGAACTGCGGAATTCATTCAACTAGACTTTAATATCTTACCGACCGGAGTAACTTTTGGTCAATAATTTGAAATCAACTAAACGATGAAAAATAACACAAAAATCAGATTGCACTTAACCAAGCAATTATTCGAATCTCTTACTAAGCAAGTAATTGCTGAAGCTAAGATGAAGCACAACCTCGGCGCAGGTATGACAGAACTCAAAGCTAAAAAAGAAAAGAAAGCTAAGGTAGAAGAAATGGAGACTAGAGTAGCCGAAGCTCCTAAAAAGCACGACATAAAAGAACTTACAACGGGCGAGTACGATTTCGCTCAAATTGGATACTGGGCTGCAGAAACTTTCGGAATACCTTTAGGTAAAGGAGAGTATGATGCAGTACAGTTAGGAGGTAATGTTCTTGCTGTAGCTACAGGCGGTGCTATTGGAGTACTTACCGGCCTTGTAATGTACGCTGATAACATTAAGTCCGGTGTTAAAAAAGCAGCTGATAAGCTTAAAAGCTTTGTAAAAGGTAAAGAAAAGGGTATCAGCGAGGGAGACGACAAGTTAGCCCAAGCAGTAGAAGAGCTACCTGATGAAGTTATCGCTGCTCTTAAGAAGTAATAGGTTCTGCATCAGTAGATATTTATATTAAACTAACAATAAGATGCCAGTATTAGATCCAAATGAGATAATGTTTACGGCCTTTGAACCTACAGTTCAGAACCGTTTCATTATGTATATAGACGGTATTCCTTCATTTATGATCAAAAGTGCTACCGCACCAAACATCAACTTGAATGAAGTAAAGATCGATCACATTAACGTTTACCGTAAGATTAAAGGAAAGGCTGAGTGGCAAGATATGACTCTCAACCTCTACAACCCGATCTCTCCTTCTGGTCAGCAGGCCGTAATGGAGTGGATACGTCTATCACACGAATCCGTTACTGGTCGCGATGGTTATTCTGATTTCTACAAAAAAGACCTTAACCTATCAATCTTAGGTCCAGTAGGTGATGTAGTATCGGAGTGGATTATCAAAGGAGCATTCGTTAAAACTTCTAACTTCGGTACTTACGATTGGTCTAACCAAGATGCAATCACAATCGAACTTGGTATTGGAATGGATTATTGTATCCTTAACTACTAATCTAGATTTTAATAAATTAAAGAGCCGCCTAAAAAGCGGCTTTTTTTATGTGAAAAAACTGACCCCTATATATTTATTATAAATTAGAAAGTATATGAAATCTATAAAATTATTTTTTTTAGCACTTCTAGGTACAGTAATATTGGTTTCTTGTAATTCAAGCATCCCCGATAGTAAAATACATAACACAAAGACTGAAGCATCGGGATGGGCTATAGAAAAGGCTGGAGACAGGCCAGTAATGAAATACGATGTTTTTTATCAAATTTCTCCTACTTGGGGACAGTCAATTGTGTATGCTGAAAAAAGATCAGACCGTACTTTGAAAGTTATTCTATCTTTTATTTGCGTTGCTATCTTTGTAGGATTATTTATAGGAAAAGTAACAAATGCATCTTGGCTTCCTGAGAAAATAGATACAAATGTTATGTTATTCAATGCGCTACTTTTCGTATCGCTAATAGGAGCAATATACTTTTGGTTTGGAGACGCTTCAAGTGTAAAATGGAATAATGATAAGTGGGTTAAGAAAGAAGTATACGATAAAGCTATGGAGACAGGATCTACCCAACCAATCTGGGATTCTTTAGAAAATAACTGTCTGATAGTAGACGGTCCTTACGATTGTTATAAAAAGTAACCTATGATTTGGTTCCTATTATTTACTCTAATCAATATAGTATTAGCCGCTATTGATGCTAATAAAATAAAGAAAGGTTTAAGAATCTATCACGGTATCAACGGGCTAGTATACTGCGCCTTACTAGGAATAGTATACCTGCTCGCTTCGAGCTGGACTTTAATTCTAGGACTCACATTACTACGTATTCCAGTATTCAATACATTCTTAAACTACTTTAGAGGTTTAGAATTAACCTACTTAAGTGAATCGACTACGTCTATTATCGATCAAATTACCAACTTTATTCCTAAAAAAATAGGTTACTGGCCGTATAACATAGCTTTACTTGTACTAGCATTGCTGCTAAGTTTAGTTTAAAAAAAGTTGGAAATTAGGAAATAAATTCATACCTTTAGGTATAAATTATAGGTTATGGATTTTTTAACTCTTGCCGTCGTACTGTTAGTAATAACTCTTCTAAGTATTGTTATTGTAAAATATTGGGTGTTAATATTTTTTATATGGCAAGCAATACAGATCGTATTTGGAATTATAGCTACTTCTTGGATTACTGCTATGATACTAACTTTCTTTAATGCTTTCCTAACAGAGAAGTGGGAAGGCTTTAATCAACGCTGGCTGTACTCTGGAATATTCTTTACTGCCGCTACTGTAATTTATTTCCTCATATTTTTTGATATTATAAAATACGGAATTTCTTTTATTAGAAAAGTCTTTAAAACCAACTAAAAAAGCGTTTTTGATATATTTATCAATATATAACTAAATTAAGATTATGGCAGAAAAGTTTACGCTCCCTACAGAAACTATTGAACTACCGTCACAAGGTAAAGTTTACGATCTACAAAATCCACTATCTTCCGGCACTGTTGAAATGAAGTATATGACTGCTCGTGAAGAAGATATTCTCACTAACGTAAACCTGCTTAAACAAGGGATCGCTATTGAAAAGATGTTACAGTCGTTGATTAAGTCTCCTATTAAATACGAAGAGCTATTACTGGGAGACAGGAACGCCTTACTTATCGCATCTCGTATTCTAGCTTACGGATCTAACTATACCTTTGAGTATTACGACTCAGAAACAGAGACAAAGGAGAATATAACTATTGATCTACAAAGCCTAAAAAACAAAGAAGTAGATCACTCTCTTTATAACAACAAGAATGAATTTTCGTTTGAATTACCGCACTCTAAGAATGTAGTAACTGTTAAGTTACTTACAGTCGGTGATGAAAAAGCTATTGAAGCAGAAATAAAAGGTTTGAAAAAAGCTAACCTGACTGCCGGCGAAGTTACTACACGTCTGAAAAAACAAGTGCTGTCTGTTAACGGAGACTATGAAGCTAAGACAGTTAGAGACTTTATAGATAATTACTTAATTGCTAAAGATTCCAATCCTCTCAGAGCCTATATTGGAAAAATCACGCCCGATATTGACCTTACAGTTAACTTCACCTTATCGTCAGGTAAGGAAGTTGAGCAAAGCTTACCGCTGACAGCGGAATTTTTTTTTCCCGGGGGCTGAGTATAGGCAAATCTATAAAAGAGAGGTTTTCGAACTTACTTACCACGGTGGCGGAGGTTTTTCATGGTCTGAAGTCATGGATATGCCTATATCCGAACGTAGGCTAAATCTGCGATTTATTAACGAGCACTTAGAGAAACTTCAAGAAATTAGACAAGAGCAGCAAATTGTTACTGCCGATAAACCTTTGATTTCTAAGCCAAACATTAAGTCTGAAAAAGAAACTCCTACTTACACCTCTAAGGTGAAAAAGAAGTAAACAGCTATTTATTTATACATTAGTATAGAGAAAATATGGCAGTTACCCCTAATCCACCGGGCGGAAGACCTTCACAACCTACTGTTGATCCAATAGAAGTTCAACAGCTAGATGAAATGGCTTTGAAATGGACTAATATTCTACGTCTTAAGAAAGAAATAAATAAAGCAGACGAAGCCCAAAGAGATTTTTATAAAGAGATTACAAAACTGCAAGGACAAGAAGCTCAAAACGCAAAAGACTACTACAACAATGCTCAGTCTATAGAACGTTTAGAGAAAAGTATACAGAGGTCGAAAGCAGTAGGAAATCTAGCAGGAGCAGCAAGTACACAGAGAGTTTTAAATGGAATAAAAGCTTCACAGCAACAGCTAGCTAAGACCACAGGAGGTGCTTTACGTGCACAGGAAATGATTGCTGCTAAGCAAAAAGCTAATCTACAAGCAGAAAGAGACCTAATCAAGAATATAAACAAGGAAAGAGGTCTTGGCGGAAAGATAATGGATCTGTTTAGAACAAAAGAAGAAAGACAGAGACAGATTGATATTGCCCGTGCCAAAGCAGGCGGCGGTGCAAACATACCTCCAGGATCGAAGACAGGGAAAGCTGGAGGAGCAGCTGGACAGGGGGGTGGAGCGGAAGATGCTTTAATGGCTACTGGAAATCCTTATGCAATGGCTGCAGGCGCAGCAATAAAAGCAGCTAAAGCTTTAATAGCGCCTGTAAAAGCAGTAGGCGAAGTAGCTAAGGATGCGCTAACAGCTCCGTTTGCTGATGCAGCTGGCCTCTTGACAGGGGAAGATGTAGGTATAGGAGGCGGTAAACTAAAGACAGGCGGTGCAAGTAGTATACTAGGAGGTCTTGAAAAAGTTGCTAGTTCTATTCCTTTTATAGGAGGTCTTCTAGGAGGCTTAGCTAGTGCTTTCAAAACAGTAGTAGAGGCTATTTTAGGAATAGAGCAAGGTATGTTTAGAGCAGCCCGTGCTTTAAACACCTCAGTAGGTAGTGTACAGAGAATGACTGCTAGTTTCCGCGCAATGGCAGCTAGTAGTGGAAACCTTGCATTAAATGAAACTCGAATACTTGAATCGCAGGTAGAAATTGGAAATCAGCTCGGTATAAATAAACAGCTGAGTGGAGATATTTTAGCGAATAACGTACTACTAAAAGAGGTTGTTGGAGTAGAAGCTGAGTCGAGGCAGAGAATTGCTGAAACTTCTATTATTACAGGTAAGAATGCTTTTGCATTAACTAAAAATATAATCGGTACTGTCGGATACTTTAACAAACTGACAGGTGTAGGAGTTACTTTTAAACAAGTAATGAAGGAAGCTGCTAGTTTGAGTGGAGTATTAGGATTAGCCTTTGCTAAGTATCCTGAAAAGATTGCTAAGACTTTACTAACTACAAAAGCTTTCGGTTTTGAGTTAAAGCAGTTAGATGGACTTGCTAATAGCTTTTTAGATTTTGAAACTAGTATTTCAAAAGAAATGGAAGCTCAAGTATTGACCGGTAAAGAGATGAATCTTACCGCAGCAAGAGAGGCAGCTTTGAATAACGATATGGCTACTCTCTCTAAAGAGATAACTAAGAACGTAGGAGATGCAAATACTTTCTTAAGCATGAACAGAATTCAGCAAGATGCAATTGCAGAATCTGTAGGAATGACAAGAGACAGTCTTGCAGATGTTCTTAAGAAGCAGGAGATGTATTCAAAACTTGGCGCAACAGATCTTAAAACTTTCCAGAAAAAGATCGAGTTGATGGAGCAGGAAGTTAACGGTCGGGATAAAATTATTGCAAAAATAGGAGAAGCTAACTACCAAGAATATACACGCCTAAGTACTGCAGAAAAGATCTCTGAGATAATGGAAAAAATTAAACTAACTTTCATAGAGTTTGTAAAGAATTCTGGACTGTTTGAGTTTATAACTAACCCAGCTAGAGTGAATGAATTTATAAAATCGGCAGTAAATATGCTTGCCGGTGCCGTAAGTACTGCCACTGAAATTATAGCCGGCATACTAGACGCTATAGCCTGGCTCCCCTTTACAGATACGCAGAAGTGGAAAGGAATGGCAAATCAAGTTAGATACGGGGGAGGTACTATTGCAAGTGGAATGACAGCGTCGGTAGCAAACCTTGGCGGATCTCAAGCACCTTCTGTAGAGACAACAGTACAGCAGGGAGCAAAACAAGAACAACAACAAGCTGCTGCTAAAAAAGCAACTGCATCTTCTGAAAACTGGGGACCTAGAGCACCGCAAACACGTGAGCAAGGAAATGTTTATCTTGGAAGAGAGAAAGTAGGAACGATCCTCTTTGGAGACGCTCCTGGTAATTACAGTCTTAACATATCATAAACCTATGTCAGTACTTAACCAAATAAGAGATTCTAAATTGAGTAAGCAGGGTAAAACTAGCACTACCGGTCAGTTTGAAGGTACTCCGAGTAATGTAGCAATCGTCGAGAGAGGATCATCAGTGCCTATCAATTCTCCTGC